TGTTTTAAAAGAGGTCCTTGGAACTGATATTTTCCAGGGCGAACCATGGTTAATGCAAGAAATGAATAATTTTGTAACGGCCAATGTTTCGTTAATAAAAAATGTAAACGCCGCATTTGTAAATGAAACCGAAACCATGGTTTTTGAGGGAATGCGAAAAGGTTTAAGGCATGAACAAATTGCGAAACAAATTCTAGGAACTGGAAAAGATGAATTAAACAAGGTTTCCAGGTTTAGAATGGCCAAGACCAGGGCCAATTTAATTGGACGCGACCAGGTTAACAAAATGAACGGCCAGCTAACAAAATTAAGACAAACTGGACTTGGCGTTAAAAAATATATTTGGCGAACCGTAGGCGATACCAGGGTTCGACATCATCACGCGACCAGGAACGGTCAAACTTATACATGGTCAAAAGGGTCGGAAATGGGGACTCATCCAGGCGACGAAATACAATGTCGTTGTTATGCCGAGGCGATATTAACCGACTTATTAAAATAAATCTTGTAACTTTTTAAAAAAACGGTAAAAATATATTTATGGAAACATTAAAACGATATGACTTAAACAAATTAACGATTGGAAAGAACGTAAAAGAAACGCCCCAGGGTTTTCTTGTTATTCCGGCGTTTACTGCTAGGACCGGCATTCAATCTTATAGAATGGCCGACGGTTCTATCCTTAATGAGTTTAGACCTGAAGACGAAGTTTTTTCCGATTCGTCTATGACTTCATTAAGAACTGCGGCCGTAACGGACGGGCACCCGAAAGAAATGGTTAACCCAGAAAATGCGCATGAATTAATGTTAGGCCATACGGACGGCGTAATTGAAAAGGTCCAGGACGGCGACGAAAAGTTTTTAAAAACTCATTTAGTTATCACGCACAAAAAAGCAATTGACGCTATCAGGGCCGGAAAGGCGGAACTTTCAAACGGCTACAATGTCGATCTTGATTTTACGCCTGGCGAATATGCCGGACAGCGTTACGATGCCGTTCAAAGAAATATAGTTAACAATCATATTGCAATTGTCTGGAAGGGGCGCGCCGGGAAAAAAGCGCGCTTGCGTTTGGACGAAAAAGACGCGATACTTTTAACTGATAACATGATTATAGAACCTAAAAAGGAGTTTTCAACAATGAAACTTAAACTTGGCAAAAAAGAATTTGACGTTTCCGACGAAATTGGAAACGCGGTAAATGAAGAAATTAAAAGATTAACAAGCGCAAAAACAGATAGCGAAGGAACGGTTTCAGATTTAAACACTGAAATTAAAACGCTAAAAACTGAAAATACTACGCTTACGGCAAACGTTGACTCACTTGAGAGTGATCTTAAAAAAGCAAAAAGCGAAAAGTTGGACGAATCTCAAATTGCTGAAAAAGTTAAATCGAGAATTATGGTTTTAGATAATTCTAAAAAAATTCTTGACACTGAAACAATTTCAAAGCTTGACGAAATGTCTAACCTGGAAATTAAAAAAGCAATCATTAAAGTTGACTCTCCAAATGTTGACGAAACAAAGCTTGAAAACGAAGCATACGTTGACGCTAGATATGATCATATTGTTGAAAATTTTGCCGACGCAAAAAATAAGAACAATAAATTTGGAAAAGATATTGTCGAAAGTCGCGAAAATAATGACGAAGACGGGTACAAAACTCCGGAACAAATTCGTCAAGACAATATGGAAAAAGCAAAACAAGACTCTTTAGGAACGGTTGGCGTAACTAAAGAATAAATTTATAAAAAGGGGTTTAAACCATGTCACAAACAGCAGTAAATGAGCAAGGTAGCGCCAGAATCGGTCAATTGTATGATCTCTCTATGAGGGCCGTACTAAGTTACGCCGCCGAAGGTGCAGTTAAAATTAGTCGTTTCGTTTCACTTGGAACGGACAAAGAAAAACAAGTATTGGTTCCGGCGCTTGCCGCATCAATTACAGGTTTAAAAGCAAAAAGAGGGGTTGCGCTTCATTCTCACGCAAGAGAAAACGCGTCGGACGGACTTGACCCACAATACGCGGACAAGGAAACTGTTTCAGTTATGACGAAAGGTCGCGTTTATGTTGAAGTTGAAGAGGCCGTTACTCCGGATAGCGACGTTTTCGTTAGATTCGCGGCCGGTGCCGGTGGTGATCAATTAGGAATTTTTAGAACTGACGCGGACACGGCTTCGGCGGCAGCGCTTGCAGATGCAAGATTTATTACAGCATCGGAAACTATCGACGGGAAACTTGTCGCAGTTCTTGAACTGTTATAATAAAAATTAAAAAAAGTAATAAAGCATTAAATGGAATTAAAAAATTATTAACGGATTAACGGAGCTATAAAAAATGAAAAAACCAAATTTTCAAAAACTCGATGAAGCGCCGAGAGAATATCAAAACTTCGCAAACTTTGACGAAGGTGAATCGATATTTTTCGCGCGTGAATTAGAACACATTAAGGCAAAAACTTACGACATCAAATTTCCGGAACTAAAGGCCAGGCTTTTATTTCCACTAGATTTCGAAGCTAACGCCGGAGCGGAAACGATCACTTATGAGCAATACGATCAAGTTGGTGTTGCAAAAATCGTTTCAAACTATGCGGACGACCTACCTAGAGCGGACGTTAAAGGCAAGGAATTTACGTCAAGAGTTAGAACGATAGCGTCAAGTTATGGTTACAACTATGACGAAATTCAAGCGGCGAAAATGGCCGGGAAACCTTTACCACAACGTAAAGCAAACGCCGCTAGACGCGCTCACATGGTCCTAGAAAATAGAATCGCGTTCTTTGGAGACGTTGAACACAACATTCAGGGTTTTCTTGATAACCCAAATATCCAGGAAGTTACACTTGCGGCGGACGGTGCCGGTTCAAGTAAAACCCTGGCGTCAAAAACTGGCGACCAAATGGTTAGAGACATCGCGTCACTTTTTACAGCGATTCACGATGTTTCAAAAGGTGCAGAAGTTGGCGACACTTTAATGTTACCTATTAACCAATTTAACCTAATTTCAAACACTAGAATTGCAGACATTAACATGACGGTTCTTAAATTTGTTATGGAAAACAATCCGCATATTAAAGAAATTGTTTGGGTTACTGAAATGAAAGGTTCGGGCGCCGGAGCGACTGACAAAATGGTTGCATATAAACGTAGTTCGGACGCGTTAACTATGGAAATTCCTTCGGAATTCAAGCAATTGCCAGTTCAAGAAAATAACCTTGAATACAAGGTTCCGACGCATCAACGTTTTGGTGGTGTTTTGGTTTACTATCCGCTATCGGTTGCATACGCGGACGGAATCTAATTCCAAAAAAAATGAAAAATACAAGGGGCCAGGAAACTGGCCTTTTTGTTTTTTTTAAGCAAAAATTAAACCTACTTAATTAAGACAATTTTAACAAAGGAATTCAAAATGTTAATTAGATGGAATGGAAAAAATGTTTGGTCAATAGGAACTGGATTAATGGACGCGTCGGTTGTTCAAATTATACCTGGACCAAATGAATTAAAAAAAGAACATTGGGAAGCAATTAAGAAACACCCGGTTGTTCTTGAAAGAATGAAAGAGGAAGTTATCGACATGAAGCGCGGTAAAGTTATGCTTTTAGAGATTATCGAAGTTAAAAAAGCGGCGCCAAAAAATGATAATGACGAAAATGATAATGACGACCAGGACCAGGCGGCAATTTTAAGCCTAGGAGCAAAAGAGGCCAAGGCGTTAATTGCTGAAACTTTTAACATTGAATTGTTAAGAGAGTGGAAAGAAGCCGCAACGCGTAAAGGTGACTTAGAAGCAATTGAAAAACAAATTGCAGAAATTGAAAAAGATCGTGAAGACGATTCTAGCGACGAATAAAAAAACTTGCTATAATATTTATATAAGCTTAACAGGGCGGCTTTGTTTCGCCCTATTTTTTTAAAAGGTTTTTATTATGTTGGACTATGATTTATTTAAAGTTGTTGTGGCCCCGGAATATGCAGAAATGAGCAATTCCGATCTTGACGTTTTTGCGACCGAGGCCGAATTAGAGATTTCGCAAAAAGCATTTGGGAAATTTTATCCGCGTTGCGTGGCCTTAATAACGGCCCATTTAATCAATTTGTCAAAGCGTTCGGCAAATGGTTCAAGTTCGTCGCCAGGAGAGTTAAAAAAGGTCAAAGTGGGCGACTTGGAACGCGAATATGCGGTTAGCGCGGCCGACGCCAAAACAAACGGTTCTTATAGTTTAACAATATACGGAAAAGAATTCGTAAGACTTAGAAAAAAAGTTTTAATGGGTCCTAAGTTTGTGAGTTAATCAATGGCCAGGAAACCAAAAATAAAAACACGGGAAGTTGATCATGGTTTTAAAGGAATCATAAAAGAACTTCGAAAACTTGAGTTTAAGCCTATTATAAAAATTGGTTTCCCTTCCGAGTCTAAGAAAAAAGACAAAAACAAATTAAAGAAAATAAATGTTCCTGGTGAAGACGACATGGAGTTAATCGTTGAGGATAAATTTACAACGGTTTTAGACGTAGCAATTTGGTCGGAATTCGGAACCGTTTATATGCCCGAGCGTTCTTTTATGCGCGCGGCATTTGATAAAAATAAAAAAAAATATTTAAAACTTAATAAAAAATTGTTGGTCGATATTTATTCCGGAAAAAAAACAGTGGAAAAAGCCCTTGATATTCTTGGCGAAACGATTTTAAATGATATTAAGACATTTTTAATTAATGGTGAAGTTGACCCTAAATCATTTCGCGCGATTGATGAAAACGGTAAAACGCTTGTCGATACCGCTCAAATGATGAATTCAATGACCTATAAGAGAGTTATGCGCCCATGATTGACATATTAACGGAGACATTATCAATTGAAAGGCATAACGGCGGTTCGTGGGTTGAGGGGCGCTATATAAAGTCTGAGCTAGAAAACTTGTCAATAAAAGCTTCGGTTCAACCATTAAGGCCAAATGAAGTTAAAATATTGCCGGAACATAGACGAACGGCCGAATCGGTTAAAATATATTCAGATACAAAATTAAAAACAAGTGACGAATTAAACGGGTCTCCGGCGGACGTTATAGTTCACGACGGAAAACGTTTTGAAGTTCATTCCGTTGCCAATTGGTCAATCGGGACGGATATTCCGCATTATAAAATAATTGCAGTTAAACAAGACGGACAAGGCGGCGGACAGTGAACCATGAAAAAATTCTAAAGGCCTGGTTTGATTATTGTAGAAATGTACTTACTCCGGAATGGACGGTTACGTTTGCCGAAGAAATTTCCAATGCGGATGCGGTTAGGCCTCCGAAACCATATATTACAATTAAAATTATTTCTGGCCCAAGAAAAATGGCGCTTGACGATAACGTTACAAGAAAACCAGGAACCGACGATTATTATTTGAACGGAATGCGCGGTTATACATTATCAATTAAGTCATACGGGACAGGATATTTTGACGCGCTAGAAGATATTTCCACATTATTAGGCGACCCAGACCATGGCGAACAATTAAAAGAAGACGCGGACATTGCCATTGTCGATCGTGGCGACGTGTCCGACATATCGGCAAAATTGGAAACTGGTTTTGAAAGGCGCGCAACATTGGACATTATTTTTAATTCGAGTAATAATAAGTTAATAGGTGTTAAACCGATTGAAAAAGTTGAAGTTAAAGGAACTATTAAAAACGAAGATAGTTCAAAAACAGTTAATACAAATATGCCAACAATACAATAAAGGGGTTTGCCATGTCATTGGAATCAATTGTTAAGGTTAATATTACAAGGGACACAAAGGTTCCTACTCAAAAAGGGTTCGGAATTCCGGCAATCCTTTCAAGTGAAGCGTCTATTTTGGGCGAACTTGTCACGGTTTATGAAAGTGATACGGCGCTTGAAAGTTTAATTGCGGACGGTTTCACAACGGCCAGCGAGGTTTATAAATGCGTTTCGGCCATAATTTCACAATCTCCAAAAGTTGAAAAAATTAAAGTTATTCAACAAACGGCGGCGGTTGCTCAATCTGACAAGGTTACAATCAACACGGTTACGGACGCGATTTCGTATATAGTTACACTTGCCGGTGTAGCCTATGAATACGTTTCGGGCGTAGGCGCTACGGACGTTCAAATTAGAGACGGCCTAATTGCTCTAATTGATGCACACGCGGATTATAGCGCGATTCTTGACGGAACAAATAGTTTTGACATTACGGCGGCCAATGCCGGAAAAGGTTATTCAATCGCAGTTTCGGCGGAAATGAGTTATGCAAATACGGCGGCAAACAACGGACCGGTCGAAGACGTTATTGCGGCCCGTGACATTGACGACGATTGGTATTTTCTACTAACAACGTCTAACACTAACCTACAAATTGAATTACTTGCTGCATACATTGAAACGCAAGTTAAATTATTTTGTTACCAAACCGACGATGCCGATTCTAAAAACCTGGCCGAAGCTTCGGACACGACGGGAATTATTAAATTCCTTAAAGGTTTAAATTACGATCGTTCATTTGGTGTTTGGGTTCCAACCGCCGACCTTAGCGAATATAAAACGGCCGCATGGGTTGGAATTATGGCCCCTAAGGACCCAGGTTCGGCAACGTGGAAATTCAAGGAAGGTAACGCAATAAGCGCGGACCAATACACGGCGAACGAAAAGAAAAACGTCGAAGATAAAAACGGGAACGTTTATATTACAATCGCCGGAATTAATATGTTCGAACAAGGTGTTTGCGCCTCTGGCGAATTTATCGACATTATGCGCGGAACGGATTGGATACAAGCAAGAATTCAAGAACAAGTTTTTGGACTTCTTACAAGCGAGGACAAAGTACCTTACGACGACGGCGGAATTGAGTCGGTTGGCCTACAAATTGAGGACGTTTTAAGTCGCGCAGTCGATAGAACTATTCTAGTTGGCGGCGAAGACGGGCCACTTGTTACGGTTCCAAAAAGATCGGAAACAACCAAGGCCGATCGTGCTAACAGATTTTTAAGAGACGTGAAATTTACTGGCTTTTATGCCGGTGCAATTCATAAAACACAAATTGACGGAACGCTAAGCGTATAAGGAGTAAACCATGCTAGACGGAACTTATAATTTTAAAGACGTAAACTTTATTTTTGGTGCAAGGCAAATAAAAGGTTTTGAAGAAGGGACGGAAATCGTTGCCGAAAGGTCCGAAGACTCTTTTACTGCTAAGGTTGGCGTTGACGGAAATGTTACACGTTCAAAAAGTAATAATACAATGGGAACGGTTACTTTTTCATTGTCTCAATTTTCTGAGCTTAACAAGTATTTAACGAACATTATGAACCTGGACGAAAGAACGGGCAACGGAGTCTTACCGTTAAAAATTACTGACAAGTCAAACCCTGACACTGAAAATGTAATTGCAACGCAAGCCTGGTTAACTAAACCAAGTAACAAGACTTATGGCGGCGAGGCTGGCCCAAGGGAATGGGTTATTACTTGCGCGGACATGAACATTTTACAACTTTAATAAAACAAATATGGGCCGGTAAGATTCCGGCCCATTTAAAAACGGGGTAAGAAACCATGAGTAGGGAAACTAAAACGATTACATATAAAAACGGCGAAAAGGAATATTCGTGTTTATTTGCGCAATTATCGCCGTCAAAATCACTTAAATTTATGATGTTCTTAACGAAAGTTGTTGGCGGTTCTACGGCCAAGGTTATAGGTTCGTTAAATGGTGGTTCTATTCAAGACCTAGCAAATATAAACGACGATCAAATTGACCTGGAAAAAATTGGCGATGCTATTTTTGGCCTATTCGATAGAGTAGACGAAGACGAAGTTATTGAAAAGTTAAATTTATTATTTAGTTCGGTTTCAATAGAGGGCGAACAATTAGACGTTGACCATTTAATTTTTCAAGGCCAACCAACATTAATTTTTAAACTAGCTAAAGAAGCAATGGCGGTTAACTATTCCAGTTTTTTGGAAGGAATTTCAAGCGCAATAAAAAAATTATCAGGAAAAATAAAGAAAGCGCAAGATTCGAAAGACACTCAAAAGGAACAAACGTAAACTGGTTTTTATGGCGACCGGTTATGTCGGACCCTAAACTTGCCAGTTATGAAGAAATAGAAAGGTTTTGGAGCATTGACGATTTATTTGACGCCCATGAGATTTTAGATATTACGGGCGCAATCAGGGACGAGCAACAAAAAGAGTCTGAAACAAGGAAGTAAAAAATGGCCGGTAGTGTAGTTAGGGAGTTAATCACGTTATGGGGTTTTGATGTTGATAAAAAACCACTACAGGAACTTGACGCCGGCATTAATTCTATAAAATCAAGTTTAAAATCGGTCGGGGTTGCGGTTGCAGCAACGGCCGCCGGAATAGGTTTTTTATTAAACGAGGCCGGCGAACAAGAACAAACAAACGTTGCATTCGAAACCATGATTGGTAACGCCGAATTGGCGCACAAAACAATTGCGGACCTACAAGAATTTGCGGCGAAAACACCTTTTACAATTCCAGGAATAGAGCGAAACGCAAAACAATTGCTAGGTATGGGAATCGAGGTAACGAAGCTTATTCC